GCTATAGTAATATTTTCTTAAGGCCTCAGTTGCTAACCTAATCAAATCACTTTCGTTTTTAGCTTCTAAAAATGTAAATGTTCTGCGCTCTCCATCAGTATTTGGATCCGGTTTGTCTCCTTGTTTTACAACTTTTGAAATTACTTTGTCATTTTGCAAAGTTACTAAAACTTCAATCCTTTTGTTTTTAGTTTTAACGCTTCCGTCTTTTGTAGTTCCCGTTTGCTCTTGTATGTGATTTGATGCAACGGCCGACAATACAATATCGTCTTTGCGTTTAAAACTTAGATCCGAACTAATAATATTATTTTGAAATTCAAATATTTTAGTTTTTGACTCCAAATCTAAATAAACACTTCGGCCAACTCTTAACGTATTGCCACGAAAATAAGTAAAAATAAACGCGTCCTTTTTTAATTTTGCTAAAAAAGTAGCTAAAGTTTCATTCTCTGCCGTTAACAATGAATTATCCCAACTTATTAACGTTTTATTTATCGTTTCGCATTTAAAATTAGTTCCAAAAGTATTATTTGTTACTTGGAGCGCATCGTTTAAAATACTTTCAATCGATTGGCTACCGTCAAACGCTTTATTTATCATAGGCGTTTTTTTAAGCAAATACATGTTGTCTTCAAATTCAATAGTTACCGGCATTTCAATTTTAACATTTGAAATATACCCTTCGACAATTTGTGTCATAGGAGTTGTTTTTCTATTTAAATTTTCATCCCAATAAATATATTGCGCTTCAATTTTTATTTTGTCACCTTTTTTAAAAAGTTCACCGGTTGCCTTATTGGCTCCAAATAATGGTAAACGTTTATTGGTTTTTGTATCACGTACATAAATATTCTTTGGAAATACTATTTTACCATGCGCGCTTAAATCCTCCCAATTATTAGAAAATTCCCAATGATTTACAAAATCAAAAAACATTGTTTTTGTAGCTGTTGTAATTGTAATATTTACATTTGGTTTTAACATAATTATTGTGTAATTGTTGCCTCGACTACTTTGTCTGAAATTGCATTGATTGTAAAATATTGGGTGCTATATTCGCCCTCTGTTTGTTCAAAACTATAGTTTTGTATTACTATATCGGTAATCCCTAAATTTTGCAACCACCAATTTGTTATCGCTAATGGTTGGCCCGCGTCCAAAATCTCTTTTAATTGCTTTGTTTTTTCTTTTGGATTTACATTGTACTTACCATTTAAACGGCCCGTAATTTGCACCTGGAAATCGTCCAAACCAATATATTCCTTAACCGTTCCGTCACGTCCTTGAATTTCGGTTGTAACTATTTTTTTAGATTGTGAAACTTGCAATAAAACGTCGTCAATTCTAAAGTCTTCCCATTTATTAATTACGTTTCCATCGTTTGTATAAACTTGTCCGGCATTAAAAATAACATTTGAATAAACAGGCGTTCCTAATTGACTTACAAAATTAGTCACGTCCTGCGTGTCTCCTGCACCAATAATATAAGGCGAGCTTGCAGCATCATGTATTTTTACATTTTGCAAATTAGCCTTAGAGACTAAAGAATTAATTACTATTTTTCTAGCTGCAACCTCTGCCGCATTTAAAGTTATTTTTTGTACTCCTAAATCATTTATTTTAAAGTTGCTCATCTTAATTTCCTGCTATTAGTTGTGAGTCATTCACCGCGCTTGTCAAAGCCATTACTACCTTTTCTTTTATAGCTGTTGCACTCTCTTGTATGTTAGTTGTTTTAATACTAAAATCGTGTATTAATGATCCTATTTGAATGTTAACAGTTACCGCCTTGTTACCTTGAACGCCTCCGGTTCCTTTTGGAGCGGCTTTCGTTGTTGTTCCTCCGGCTCCTGCAATCATAGGCTTCATTCCGCCCATTCCTTTTGTTTTACCTTCTTTGCCTTCTTTTTCTGCGTTGGCATCTTTTACCGCGTCTTTATGGAAGTCAGCAATTCCGTTTTTGTAACCTTTTTTTGCTGCGTCTCCTAAGTTTTTACCGGCATTAAAAAGGGCTGAAGTTGCCTGGTTAAATCCTTCGCTTATTAATCCGGAGTCAAGGGTAAATACCCCTTTTAACATTTTGCCAAATCCCATAAACATATCAACCCAAATACCTACATATTCTTTTATTACGTTTCCAATTGCAAAAATAACACCCCTAAATGTTTCGAAATGATTATAACATTCTACAACCGCCGCAATTACGGCCGCTATTGCTAAAACAATCCAAACAAATGGATTTACTGAATTTATTAAAGCCATTACGCCCGCTAAAATCATTCCACCCGCTGAAGCTCCAGCCATTCCCGCTGTCATTGCTCCCGCTGCAAAAGTATTGGCAATAAATGAAGTCGTAGTAAATGCGGTATACATAGCGCTTAACTTTTGTTGTGTATTGTACAAAATTAAAATAGTTACAATAGAAAACAAAAATACTTTTAAGGTGTCGGCTAAAACAACATGTTTTTCAAAAAAAGCAATTACGTTTTTTATTCCAGTTCCCAAAGATTTGAACGCTGAGGCTATTAAATCTAAGGCGGGTTTTAACGCTTCCAATAATGCCATCGCTCCCAATCCTATAGACTTTTGAAAACCGCCCATAGTTTTGTTAAATTGTGCCAAAGGATCCGCATTGAAGGCAGCTTGTGCCGAACCGCCGAACTCTGTTGATAACTCTTTTAAAATTATTTTTTGTGCTCCTGCTAAATCTCCGGTCTCTTGTAAATGTTTAATTACATTTTTTTGGCTTTCGCTAAAAGAAACCCCAACACGTCGAAGCGCTGTCATACCTTGAACCGGATCGTTTAAAGCCTTACCCACTTGAATGGACGCTCCTTTTAAATCGCCTCCCATTCTTTGCGCCAAGTCCATAATTGCCGGCTGCGCCTCGTTAAAAATTTTATCTTTTACGGAAGTAAATGTTAGTAATAAAGATTGCATTCCAAAAACGTCGGTTTGACTAAATTTGGTATTTGAAGCCAAAGACGACGCGCTCTCTTCGAGTTGCTTCATCGACAATCCAGCTGCATTATTTGTAGAAGTCAAAGCGGCTTGAACCTGGGCCGTGGCTTGGTGCATTTCTTCAACTTTTTCAATTCCTCCTTTGACAAATTCTAAACCTTTAAAAACTGCAAAGCCAATCCCAAGGGTTCCCATTACTTTGCTAAGGCCACCCATTGTACTCTCTAATTTAACCGCTTGACCTTGCATTCCTTGGAGCTTGCCAGAAACCATGTCGTTAGCCGTTATTGTATATCTAATTTGATTATCCATTGTTGTAATATCCTGTTTTTTCTAGTGAATATTGTAATTGTCCCCACATTTTAGCAAAATCGTCGTCGCTAAGATTGTCAACGTCAACGCTAAAATGCGAAAAGTAGCGAAGCAACGCAATCATTTTCGTTTCCTCGCTACTTTGTTCGCTAATGGTGTAGTCTTCTATTTTTTTTTAAAAGTATTTACAGCCATTTCAACAGTTTTGAAAGCCTCCATTGTTCCACCTAAGAAAAATTTATCCTCAGTTAAAAATCTGGCATCGCTTGCCTCTGCAATAAAAACACTTTCGAACAATTCAGCCGCAGCAGTTACAGGCGATGTCATCGCTTTGTCCATAACTCTCAACTTCACGACTCTTGAAGGTTCTTTTATAAATCCTACAATGTCCTGGTTAGTTTCCTCATCGTGAAAAACGATTGGTAACACTTGGCAATTTAATTTTACGCTTAAATCTTGCGCTTGTTGTTCAATTTTGTCCATTATCTAGTTATTTTACCGATTACTAACGGCAAAGATACTAATAATTTTGTATCTGATTGCGAAGCATCCAAACCTTCTTCAGTAAATTCACACATTAATAAATTATCCTGTGTTAAAAACCCGTTTGCTGCGTCTTCAAATACGATTTGAATATTAAAAGGCGGTATTGCCATCAAGTCTCTGTTAGGAGCTGAAGCAATAATGTTTTTTAATTCGTCGGTGTAAATTTCAATACTACCTTCATATTCTTTATTCCCATAACCTCTACTAATTGGCTCGTAACCCGCTCCGTATTGGTTTTCTTTTTTCTGTTTCGTTTTGTACGAAATTTTTGTAATACCTACAACAGGAACGCCAAACAAAATAAGTTTAACGTTTGCCCAACTGTAGTTTACCCCATTTATTAAAGGTGTTGCCATAATTATAATGATGTTTTAAATCCGATGTTTACTTGAATATTTCTTGCAACTCCTACAGGAACAATGGTAATTGTTACAATCACTTTGCTAGTAGAAGCAACATTTTGATTTGGATTAATTAACACACCAATAGCAGAAGCCTCTCCGTTTCTTACCATATCATTTGTAACAACTACGGCTTGACCTTCCAAAAATGCAATTGTGCTGTTTGCTAAGGTTCCGTTTGCGTTTAACAATAAAGGTGAATTTAAAGAAGGAATTAACGCTGTATCAACGCCTCTTATTGCTTTGTCAATTACTCTGTTATTTTCAATGTAAGCGTAATCGCTACTTTTTGAAATTGCTGTGTGTGAGTCGTTAAAAAACGATCCAGCTAAATTCGGGAATTTTCTTAAGAAAATGTATCGTTTTAAATCGATAGCATCTAAAGCACTTGCACTTTGTCCGCTTGTTCCATTACAGAAACCAACGCTTTCCAATTCTATTCCGTTTGATAAATTAAATTTACCAACCCAGGCAATGTCCTCATGAACTGAAGCCAAAGCAACAGCCCCTAACGTAGCTCCTAAAGTTGTAATTGATTTTCCGGTTGCATTCCATAACGCTAATCCTTGGCCTCCATTATCCTGGCTAATAACAACGCTCACTTTGTTGTTACTTAAAGTTGATAAATCGGTTAAACTTGTTATGTCTGTAGCTGGTAATATGTTAGCTCCTAAAACAATTGACAAAGGCATTTTTAACACGTCCAATGCAGTTGCTTGAGTTTGTAAAGTTGTTGTTAATGCCGCTGTGTAGTTTGAAGCATCAACATAAACTCCAATTTGTCTAATTGATCCATTTACCAAAGTTGAAGTTTGCATTGTTTGAACTTCCGCAAAATCGTAAGTACTTGGCACGGCATACATTCCAACAAATAAGTTTCCTTTTGGTTGTATTCTGAAATATTCAGAAATATGATAATACCAAACAGCTTGTTTTGAGGCAACACCTCCAGAGAATGCAGTTGTAACCGATCCGGCAATTGTCCCTACTATTGTAGCAGTTAAAGGAGTTCCGGTATTTGGGAAAATCCCTAACCCTTTGCGAGCTGTGATTGAAATTGCGCCCGCTGTGTTTGTTGCGCTATATCCGTGAGAATAAGTCAAAGCATTGATTGCAGAAACCAAAGCCGTAGCAACAGCCGTAACGGTTGTGTCTGTCGAAACTTTTACGTAACTACCTAAAACTATTGTTTTAGAAGGTTCTGTAAAGTTTAATGTTATACTGTCTCCTGTTGCTCCAACATTTGAAACGGTAAAAACCCCAATCGCTTGAGTTTCGTCGTTGTAATCGTTTTTTATTCCTGCATTTACAGCGTCAGAAATAGAAAAAAATTGTTTAATTCTATTAGTAGACGAAAACCCAGAAGGTAAAGTCGACGTATAAAATAAAAGGCCCGAAATATAATCGCTCCCTGCTAATGGTCGCCCTAGTCCTCCTTGTCCTTTTACAAAGGTTATATTATTCATTTTTTGATTTTTTAGGTTTTAAAATTTCCTCTCTTGTTACTTCTTTTGCCCCTTCAATTTTAGAAGTGTGCCAATCTTTATTCTCGTCAATCCAAACTGACAAAATATTAACATTTGACAAAAGTAACTCTTTTAATTCTTCGTTGTGCATGATTAAGAGTTTTAAAAAAAGGGCGAAATTAACCGCCCTTTTGATTAGTTAATATTATACTGAGAAATCAGACAATACATAAGTAGTGTGAATTACAAATTCCGAAGGTTTTGCAATCCCTACTCCCATTTTCATGATAGCTTTGTAGAAAAATAAAGCCGAGTTGTTTTGTAATCTGTTGATCTCAAATGATAGGTTGTCCATATCTGTAACAGCCAATTGTAAGTTAGAGTTTAAATCTCCTGCGAATTCACCAAAATAGAATGTATTTTCTGGTAAACCTGCAACAACAACGACTTCGTAACCTTTGTATTTGTTAAGACCTCTTTCGGTTGTGTCGTTGTTTTTGTATGTAGTAGTAGTCAAAGCGTCTTCATATTTAAGAGCGTCAACAACTGACATTACATATTTTAAACGATCGTATCTGTTAGCTCTTGATAATAAAGCGATACCAGAAGTTGTAGAACCTAATTTGTTTTTAGCTGCCTCCATTTTAGAGATAACATTTGCAGAAGTAATCGCAGAAGGCGAAGCAACTTGCAAAGCTGGAGTTGTAGCGTTTAAAGCAGTTTTGATAATACCATCAAAATAAATTCTTTGCTCATTTACTCCACCTGTAGCAGCAGAACCTCCAGAAGTAGTCACGTAAGAAGTTGAACCGATGTGGATCATTTCTTCAATTGGCTTGAATGTTTTTTGAGTGTAGTAAGTAGTTAAATAATTTTGAAAAGTTGTTGGAAGAGAACGAGCCAATAATCTATCCGCTAATTCATCTTTGTGCCAGTGATTTTCAAATACAGAAGGCTCAAATTCCTCGTATGCTTGGAATTTTCCTAATGTTAATAATCTATTGCTTAAAGTTGTAGTTCCAGAAGCCGTTGGAGTTGATCCGTATGCTTGCAATTTTGGAGCTGCTGACAATACAGGAAACGCATATTGGTCGTTTTTTACTCCTGTTGCAACATACATAAGACCTTTGTTCACGGTGTCTAATCCGATAACCGCTTCAGTAATGAAGAAGTCTTTTTCAAACTGAGTGTAGTTTGCTGTTGATAATACTAAAGACATAATTTATTTATTTTTTGTTGTTAAATTTTCTTAATAATTCATTCATGTAGTCACCTACTTGAGGCTCTCTAACTTCAACGTTTGAAGTTTCGATTTTGTTAGCTACTTTGTTAACCGGGATTGCTTCCAAAAGTTCTTTTGTACCTTCAAAATCATTCTTAGCCAATTCAGCCCATTTGTTGATAATTGCTTCATCGTTAGCAATTTTACCAACTTTTGCAAATTCTGTTACCATGTTTTTGCAAGCGTCGTCTTTTGTAGCTTCAAATTTAGCTTTCAACTCATCAAATGCTTTGTTGTCCGCTTCCATTTTTTCCTTTAATGCGTCCATTTCTGCTTGTAGTTTTTCTTTTGCAGTTGTCGCCTTGTTTTCCATTTCTTGGATTGCTTTTAAAATGCTTTCTTCGTTTGCATCATCATTCAATCCAAGTTTGTTCGTTACTTTTAACATACTTTTTTTGTTTTTTGTTTTTAAAAATTTGTTTGTGATTAAATTAGCTTCTCGAAGGAAGTTATCGATATTGGCTGTTGATAGCCGTTTTTTATTTATATTCGCTGTTTTTTCAATTTCTGTACAAATTCCTTTTTCCAAACACTCTTCGGCAGTTAACCAGGTTGTCTCTGTCATTAATTTATTAACCTCCTCTTGAGTCATGTTTGATTTTGCACTTAATAACATTGAAATACTATCCATAAAAGATTTATATCCCTTTTTGTCTTCTGATCCACTTACAGGGTGCATCATAAATTGTGAAAAATCCATTGCAATTCTATTTCTACCACACATAAAGATTGCACCTGCAATGCTTGCCGCTATTCCTACGTTGTACGTATCAACAGGCGTCTTTGTTTTTAATATTGTTGATCCAATAGAATATCCATCTAAAACAACTCCACCAATTGAATTAATCCAAACTTGAATGCGTTTTTTTCCTAATGTATCTAAATACAAAAGTTCTTTTTGAAATAAATTTCCGTCAATTCCCATTCCATCCTCCTCATCAAATCCAATGTGAGAATTAATAAGCATGATCGGCTCGTCCAAAGTTTCGTCTATACAATAAATCATAATACAAATTTATAACAATTGCAAACATACCTTAAAAAGTACGTTATAAATTTATTTTTTAGGTTTATTAACGTACTCCTGCAAGGCTTCAGAAATTATCCCGCTCACGCTCCTACCTTGCTTATCGGCCAATAACATTAACTTTCGATAAGTATTTGGCAAGGGATAGGCTGTAACTCTACGCTGCAAAGTTTGGTTTTTCATATAATATTTATATTTTCATAATTCTTAAACGAACAACATAAGGCATCATGTTTTTATCAACTCCAGAAACCCCGGCGCTATCTGTAAATAATTGTTCCCGCGTTCCTCCGTCTGAAGTATTACCAGAATAACCGGCAACAGGATTTGTGGATCCGGAGGCTTTTATCTGTGGTGTATCGTTCCCGTTTGAACTACTTGTTCTTTGTCCGTGAGTATGCGCAACAACTACGGAATCTCTACTTCCGCCCGTTGCTCCCAATGTTGTGTAGTCGGTACCATAAGCAATTACAACTTTTCCGTTATCATTTGGAGTCCCATTTGATCCGTTCATTATTGCCCATCCTTTGCGTTCTTTACGTCCTAAACCTGTACTATCAAAGTTAATACCCATGTAAGTACTATCGCAAACAATTTCTTTTGTGTCTCCTTTTATCCAGGCTCCCGCTTGCAACCAATTACTAAAAACAGGATAACCTGTATTTGTTGAGGTTGCAGTTACTGTAAAACTTCTAATGTTATGAACATTTCTAGGAGTTCCGTCTGTAAATTGTACCGGATCCGCGTTTGTTGTGTATTGTGTAACCGTTAAATTTGGATAGGCTAGATCTGTTCCCGTAGTTGTAAAACTAAACGCGGAAACTTCGTAAATTTCGCCATTATAATAAACAACCCCAGCACTAACATTATAAGATGGAGCCGTATTTGAGTTTATGCAACCATTTAAAATATAAATAGTATTTGAGTCGGGAGTAAATCCTAACAGAGCTTTCATAACGCTTGCAATTGTCTCTTTGTTTGCGTCTTGTAAAAATTCTAACGTTCCCGCTTTTATTGGCATTGCTATCGATGAGGTAATCGATGAGGTGTCTAATCTTTTCATTTTTTTAGTATGTAATTATGTTATATGTTATTCCTGCGCTAATATATAAGTCAGCAAAATTCCTAATTATTGAAGTTCTAATGTCGTTCGTTGCTCCTAATGAATTATAAACCCCTGTAGGAACACTTATTGTCAAATTAAATTGATTTGTAAATGCGTAATTATTTATTACAAATTCGCTAGAAGTTTCTGTGTAAATTTTTGAACTTTCAAATTCATTAAAACCAACTCTAAAAACACTATCAATAATATTATTTGTAGTTAAATAAATATCGCTTGTTAATGGAGGTTGTCTAAATGTAGTATTAAACCAAGTATTCAACGCATATTCTAAGTTTAATTTTTCACCACGAATAGCCAAACGAAAATCATTGCCCATAAAGTTAGGTGATACCAAAACCCAGGCGTTTGTAAATGTCGGTTCGTTTGTTGTTGTTTGCGCTGCAATGTATATGCTTTTTGCATATCTAACAATGTCATACCTTGCATAAGTTCCCGCAGTCCATACCGCTGCGGATTGGTAACTTTTGTAAATATTGAACAATAAATTATGGTTAATACTTACTTCTTTTGCTAGTTGTTGAAGGAACGCAACTGTTTTAGGTTGCCTTTTATCTGGAACAAGCGTTTCAATTACTTTTTGATTGTAATCTACATTATACATTCGATACAAAATTTAAAGAGTCAGCAAATGTGTTCCCTGTGGTGTCTTCTTGTACAATGTATCCCGAAATCGTAGGGAATAAACGGCTTATTGTTGTTTTATTTTGTATTAAATAAGTTCCATTTGCAAATGTAGTAGAATAAGGACGGACCTTAATGTCTTTGATCAATAAATCGTTTACTCCGGTAATATTTCTAATCGCCAATTCTAAGTCTGAGATTTTTAATTGTCCGTTAAAAGGTAGAGACGATAAAAAGGTATTTATTGCGTTTATAACAGTACCTTGAATGGTTGAACTATATTGACCGTCATAAAAAATGTCGCCGCTTATGTAAACTCTATCGGCAGCAGTTGACAAACAATTGTATTGAACTCCTGCAACTCCAATGGTATTAATATAACCTTGCAAAGCGCTCAATTCCGCAGCACTTAACGCAACAGGAGGCTCGCTTTTAGCTATCTTTATAGTTACTTTATTTGATATAGTTGTAACAACAGAACAACGAGTTATTATTCTAAGCGAACTATCGACAACCGGATAATAAGGAACTAAATTGTTTAATTGTATAATTTGAGGATTGGTTGCTGAATATTGAAAATTAAAAACACTCTTAGTCAACCAAGCGGCAGTGTTTGGAATTGCTGAAGCAATTGTAATTTCATTTTCTGCCTTAAAAACGTCAATTATTTGCTCTAGTATTAATATTGCAACCGATACAACGTAAGAAAATAAACGCCATATTGCGCGCGTGCTTGTACTATTTGCCTCTACTAGTTCGGGCGTGCTTTGAATATTAGCTATAATTGAAGCCTGTATTTGTTCTAATGTCCTAGCCATTTTATTAATGTGTTATTGTTATTGCTGTGTCAATTCCTGTCGTTCCGGTTGTGTAATATTCCAACGCTTTGGCCGTCTCGTCAATCCATTGCGTTTTGTAAGTTAATTTGTAATGATAAACGTTTGAATGTTCAAAATCTTGATCCTCGCTAACTTTTACAAATATACTACTTTTTGTCGATTTAAAATGCGAAATTGATTTAACAACAATATCACGCAATTGAAATATATTAAAATTCTCGTCCATATTAGATCCATTGTAATAATCCTGGCCTATATGAATAACAATCGTAATGTCAGAGCCTTGAACATATCCGCCAATTGATTGCGTGTCATTTGTTTGGACTTCAACTAAGGCACAAGGCATAGGAAATGAATAAATGGATCCGTCTTGCATGTATTGGAATTGATTGTTCCAAATGGTTACAAAATTAAACTCATTTAAAGATTTCAGCCTGTCGATTATTTCTTGAATTATATCTCCCATGCTTTACTTAATCTTTGACTTATTTTTAATAATAGTTTTTTATTTAATTCCGGTGTCATTCCTACGAATTGACGCTGAGGCATTTTGTTTGTTCCTTCGTTGTTATAGTCAGCATAAGGATTGTTTACTACCAATGTATAGCTTAAATTACTGTTCTTATGTCCTGCACTAACTGAATTCGAAACATCTCGGCGCAACCTTCCCGATTTTACTAATAAATTTCGGCCCACGTCCTTAGTACTTTTTCTTTTTTGCCACGCTTTACCGTTAAAAGATTGCGTTTTAAAATTATTTAAAAAATCATTCTTTGCCGTGTTCGCCATATCCAAAGACAAATCGATTGATTTTATTTTTTTTGCTATCTCTCCAAAATTAAAGTTATTCGCCATCTTCTACAGGTGTAAATACAAAATCTCCCTCCTGGTCTTTTTCAACTTTAGTGTGAATTTTTATCCCTTGGGCGAATTCATCCTTAATTCCATCCGGATAAGCCTTACAACCATATTCCAATAAAAACTTACAATTTAAACAAGGTTCAATATTTTTCATTTTTTGAAATATTTATCAATTAAATTACCTATTTTTTTTGCGTACTTTGAAGGATTAGAATTTAATTTGTATTCGGTAAATCCTTCGGCCATAAATTCATTTATATTAGTATTTGCATATTTACCCAAAGATATTTTATACAATCCACTCAAATCACTATTTTTATTTAATACCAATCTTTCTTCTCGATATTCATTCATTAATTTTCTAAGATCGCCAAAAAAATCTTTAACATTAACACCGGAGTCATAATCTACAGCGATAACGTGTGCAAATTCGTGTACTGTTGTTGCTTTTTCAATATTTATAGCATCTACAGCGCTCTTGCCTCTCTCTATTGTTTTTCCTTCTAAAAATAATCTATTTGTTACGCTGTCCGTCTTACTACCTAAATTTATATTACTTAACCATTGACCGTCTCGATAATTTCTTGATCTTGTTACAGCTCCGTAGTAGCTATCCGTACTTCTTAAAGTTATTTTTGTTGGATTTGCCAATCCTGTTCCTTCTGCTACATTATATTCTTTTAACAAATCATTTAAAGACTCTAGCCTTAAATTTACCGACTCTAAACTTAGTTTACTATCAAAAACAACTTTATCAACTTTTAATACAGAGTTTTCCTCTACTATTGTTTTAAACAATCCCCTAGCTTCTTTTATACTATTGGCTGGGATAAATTGATCCGCTAATTCTAAGACGCTGCCTAAATCCTGTTTCGGAATATCAAAGTAAGGGTGCGTATCATTAAAGATAGCTCGATCCTTATAAGGATTACTGCTAAATAAATCCTCTCTTTTACCGTCCATTTCTTTAGTGGCTTCATCAACTTTGCTTTGTTCTGTTACTACTGCATCAAACTCATCCAATTGCTCTAACGTGCATCTACAATTAAAATGATTAAGCGGTGAATTGCTATCCCAGAAACTATCATTTACCGGAAGACAAATTCCGTCCAAAGGTAAACAAATTTCACTTGTCTGCGTATCAATTACCGCCGAATATTTTAAAAAAGGCAAACGTTCCTTTTGGTTTTCTATTTGTTCCCAACGCTCAATCATTTGCGCTTGGCCTATTGTCGTGTTGTATTCCGCCTGGGCCCATTGCTTGTAATATTGATCAAATGTTCTCTCGGCTTCTGTTGAAAACTCTTTAAACGTTTTTATCGTTTCATCGTCTTTTAATAAAGACATTTCTCTCACGCTTTGATAAACTTTAGCTCCCGAAAATATTTGTAAATTAGAGGTCAATTCCCTTGTCATTGACTCGCTAATTTTACCCTCTATTTTACCTAACGCACTGGTTAAATAATTAGAAACTGCATTAAACAAATCTTTTGGAAGGTTATCCACGTCGATATCACCCGCATAGATACCCTCTAATAGATTATTAAGTTGTCTCTCTGTGTATTTCATTAATCTTCACCGAACAAATGCTCGTCTAATAACAATAATTTTGCCTTGTCTCTAATATCTACCCCGTCCAATAAATTCAACATGTCGCTATATTCTGCAACTGACTTCAATTGAACGTCTCTAAAAAATTGTAAAAATCCATAAGTATTGTGTTCCTTTCTACTTATAATCTCATCGCTTGTAAAGTCATAACCTAAATAAAGATTGTACTCTAATTGATAGGCTTTTTCTATTACGTCAACTAAATTTAAAAAGGTACTTTGTGGCGAGTCGATAAACGGCAGTTTTACGTCAACATTCCAATCAACTAAAAAGTTTTCTAATTTTTTTGCGTGCACCAATTCGTCTGCGCTTTCTGCTGCAAAATATTCGCCCGCTTTTTTATATCCTACATTGTTGCACCAATTCGAAGCGGATCTATAAAAATAATAAGCCGTAAACTCATCTTTTAAACGCGTCAATAAAGCGTCAATAGTTGCTTGATTTATAGTATTTGGTTTCATGATTTGTATATATTTTTAAGTTTGTCTTTTATGCTTGTTGTTGGCTGGCTTTGAATTACCGCAGGGCTTGACTCAGCAGCTGGCAAATCAAATAATTTAATTCCCGTTTGCTCTTCAAAATAATCTTTTGACATTTGGAACCCGGCTTTTTTAATCTCTACGGCTTGGCTTATAACTTTGTCGTTATTCTCTTGTACTTCGTGATCGTTTTTAAATTCAAAAATACAATCGTCTGGAATATTAAAACCAAATTTTCTAAGTCTTGGAAGAAGCTCGCTGTTAATAACGTCAGTTATAAACGTTCCATCCTTGGATTGTTTGTCTTCCATTGCTTGCGCTGCCGGGCTTTCTTCTCCTTGAGTAGATCCTAACTTTCCTGGTGTGCTGTCTAATGCGTCAGAATGTCCTAAAATTAGTTTCGAGATTAATCCTTGAAGGCGTTTTTCAAAATTTGAATAGGCTTGCCATGAACTTCCAACGTTTCCGCTTTCAATCAATTCGATTTGATCGTCGATTGCATCCATCAAAATCCAACCCGCGCTTCCCATGTCTTGCAATGCTGAAGCAAAGTTCTCGCGTTCTGCTAATTCCTGTTTATTTGTTTTACCTACTCTAATAGGTTGGCCGAACAATTCTAAAAAGTCACCATTGTACCCTAAAATATTTCTTAAAAATATTTGATACAAAGCAACTTCATAAAATAAACCATATCCACTGTCGGAGGTTCCTATGTCGTTGGGAGTTGATAAATATACATGCCAATCACTCCAAGGCTCATCCTTAAAAGGTGTCCCGGATAAATTGTAGGCCATATTTGACACAACATAACGATCCGGTGAAACGTACCAACGTTTTGTTACTTTTATGTCTTTAAATTCATTGTTTACACAGTCTCCTAATTCAATTAAAGAATAACCGTACATTAAAGTGTCTAAGGAATGCGACATAAAACGATTAAACCAAGGTTTATTTAACATCTGGCCAACCTCATCGTTAACCTCATTGTTTTTATTTACAAATTGCCAATCTCTTAACAATGTCAAATCCTTTCTTCTCTCAACACAAGCCTTAACATGACCATCTAAGATTGTGTCAATGTAAATTTGTTGCATTCGAACCCTAAACGGATTGAATGGACGTTCCGCTTCTTCACATGCTAATCTCCAGGACAAAGCATCCTGTTTAATACGAGCCAAACGAATTGGAAGCGTTGTTTTTGATAAGTTTGCTTTAGCTTCTTCGCTTCTTAATATGTTTGGTACATTTGGTTGCCCAAACCAAAGGAAACCTTTTGGCAATATGTTTTTAATTGAAGCCATTTAGTAAATATTAGTGTTTTTTTCATTACTACCCCATTGAATAAAACGTCCGGTTGTTGGTTGTAATGCTAATTTAGGCGTTACCTTTCCAAGTGAACACATTTTTAACCATCCAATAGCGTTTTCGTAGCGCGTTATTCTTAACTCTGGAATATTTCTGGGAGCAATTCTTGAATGCAAATGATATAACGCAATATCAATAATATAGTTTAACAATTGCGGATCTCTGTTTGTTCCTGTTTTTAAAAGTTCATCGTCAAACAAATACTTTTGAATTAAATAAGATCTAGCCTCGCCAATTGCCGTAAGTTCTGCTTGTTGTCTTATTGCTTCATTCTCGTTAATAATTTGTTGCAAATTAACGTCTTGAATTAGCAAATTAAAATCGGAACTATTTAGGTAACTCATAATTGATAGCGATTTTGTTTTTAAACTTTGCAAAGATATTGCAAAGCTCCATTATTTCATCCTTAGAAACTTTGGTGTTGTCATTTTTCAAATCCTTCATATATCTACAGGCTTCTTTGACTTTCACAAAATTAATTATTTCGCCTGTTCGATGGTTTACAATGTGATACATTTTTTTAATTTATATTAATACCCGCTTTTACTTCTATTTTTTCCGACAGTTATACCCATACTTTTATTACCTCTTTGATAATTAGAGAACTCCGTACTAAATGCCGTGCAACAAATATAATCAAATAAATCTGAATAGTGACCTATTTTTTGAAACCTCGCACCTGTCTGCGGATTTGTTGCCATTTCTTTCAACTTAGTTCCGTCGCTAGCCTCTTTTAATCCTATCAAATCGCTTATTGCTGTCTTACAATTCTCTCCAATAACTATGTTAATTCCTTCAAAGTTCTTCTCAAATATAGTATTGATAAAGTTACCGCGCATCACTACGCTAGGATTGCTCGGCTGCACTCTGGACCTTGGCTTGAATACTTCTAAATAATTAAGAATTAATCTGTAAAAATTAAATCCGTGTTCGAGTTTGGTGTCGGCCTTGCTCGCTGTAGCATCACCATAAACAAACATTCCGGTGTCGTGTCCCTGGTATTTTCTTATAATTTCATTACAAACAGCTCTCACTGTATTATTTGGTGATACCCCACTAATTTCGTCAATCATTCTCAACTCCTTGCCTTCAATTTGAAATATACCGCAGGGCAAATAAGGATTAACGTTGTCGTCCCATGATATATGAAGCGGTAAATTAGGATTATAAACGGTGTGTTTTACATTCTTATCGATTTCAAAACATTTGTAAAACTCCCCTCCGGTTTTTAGTTGTATATCCCAATTACCTTCAACAAATACCATATATTCAAAGGTAGGAAGGTTTTTTAAGTTGTCGAGATAAGCCTGTGGCAAATACGGGTTGTCTGTTATCTTAGCTGGAATATAAACCCATTCTTTTGGAAGGGTGTTGTCCTTCCATTTGTCATAAATTAAAGACTTAACCCATCCGAATGTCGGGTTACAAGTTGCCAATATAACGGGTTTGGGTTGGATGCTGTCTTTTATGATCCACGATCCAGCACGTTCAAAGGCCTTGTAAAAAGTTTGTTGTTGACACTCGTTTATTTCTTCAAATAAAAATCCATTTACTTCGAGTCCCTTCATCCAATCAATGTCCTTATCCTGGGAGTAATTCTCTGATTTAAATAATATTATTGATCCATTTGGATGGTGATATTCATAAGGCGATTGTCTAACAATACCGCTCGGCTCAATCTTACGGAAGGAAGGAATTGTTGTCGTTCTGATTTTCTCCATGTCCTCACGGATCACGCACCAACGAGATTTTGGGAATACTTCGCACATGATAAGTAATGCGGATAAGCTCCAAACGGATTTACCTCCACGAATTGCACCGCCATACAAAATAAAATTGTATTGTTCGGATTGCAGCATTGCCATTGCTTCGCTCTGTTTGGGCGTTAACTCCATTTATATTTTAACCTCGTTGTCTCCCCATTTAATAACGGTTTGCTTCAACTCGTTACCGTCTGAAGTCACGTCAATTGATTGCGATGCTTTGCCTTCGGTTCTGTCTGTTACTTCTTTTAAATAGCTGAGTTCTTCTTTGGCTTCCAATACAGCAGCATAGGCCAACTCCTGGGCCATTGTCTGAGGATCGAAAGTTCTGAAGGCTTCAATATCTAATCTAATTAAATAGTTATACCAATAACTAATAGAACTGTCTTTGGTCCAAGTTCCATTTGATCTGTTCTGCGGATTGTCTGAAAATCCACCTTTACCGGATGGATTATTTATTGTTCCTTTGTGCGGCATTTTATCTTAGTCTGAAGTTATTTTTAATGCAAAGATACATAAAATTAAAACTAGTCAATTTTAGTATTATAGATTTGTATTTTTTCGAATTTATCTTTTACAATTGTATATCCTAGGGCTTCATATAATTTAAGATATCTGTAAACTGTCCTTTTACTAACGCAAAGATACCTTGAAATTGAATGCATTTGTCTTGGTTTTTCTTGTAAGAATTGCATTAATCTAATACATCTATACATTTTTAATTGGTTCATAATTTTTCAATTTCTTGTTTAATTTCAATCCAATAATCATAAAAACTTTTTTTTACTCCGCTTAAAACTTTGTATTGTGATTTTATTATTTCATCAACAGCTATTAACGCACATTGTTTAGCATTTGTTTTAAGTTCATTTACAAATATTTCATCATCTTTTGTTTTTGGATAATATGCATATTTTTTAAATTCAAATACTAACTCTTTTGCTTTTTCTTTTGGTGTCATAATTTTTCTATTTCTTGTTTAACTTCTTGTAGATACTTCCAACGTTCTTTTTCCCATTCTTGAAATTCTCCACCAGCCCATTTACTAATTTCTTCAAACATTTCATTAACTGCTATTAATGCACATTGTTTAGTATTATAAATTTCAACTTTTGAATCTTGGCGGTTCATATCAGTATAAAATAAAAACCTTCCGTATAAGTATAATGCTTTTTCTTTTGGTGTCATAGTCTTATTTGAATTTTTTGTGTACTACAACTTATTTTGTGCACTCCATTTCCCTGGTGACAATATTCGCAAACTTCCCAATAATAATCACATTGATCATTAATGTTTGGTTCTTTTACAAAATACGATTGTCTGTAGGGCGTTGGTTCTGCCTTGTATCTGTAGCAAGTTTTACTTAATTCGCAAAAATTGCCTTTGCACATTGTTATATCTGGCATGGTTATCGTAAAAATATTTTAATAGTCCTTCCTTGGTCTTGAAATTCAATTTCAACGTCTTTAGCGTCGCAATTAGTGTAGGCCCTACCGTTGTAAGGCGCTGAATATTGGATCACTTCAACTCTATTTATTTTTGAAGTGTCAATAGTTTGTTTTGGAATTTCTTTTAAAATTTCTTCGTTCCAATTCTCATTTGTTGTAAACTTTTTTTCCGTACCTAAATATTCGTCTAAAAACATAATTAATTTGTGTATTTACCTATAAAACAATCGTTATAATCAAACTCAAAACTTATAAACTCGCATGGAGTATCTAAATATTTAAATGTATAAATCCAGCAACTACGATACATTTTATTTATCCATTTTTCGCCTTTTTCTACATTCTTAGTGATTCCGGACAATCTAATAGGCCGGCCGCTTGGTGCGGTTTGTGTCTCAAAATTCAAATTTAATTCAATTTTCGATGAAATCTTTATTGTAGTCATACCATATTTTTACGTTAATGCCTTTACTTCTTAACTCTTGAATTCTAACCTTTTGCAATTCGGATAGTCTGCCTTTTGGTTGCTTCACTTCAACAAATGTAGTAATATTATTTTTAATAGCAATCAAATCCGGATAACCATTTTTATTGGCTTTTATTATTTTAAGTACGAAATAACCTTCTAACTCTAGTTTCGTTATTATTTTCTTTTGGATAGCTTGCTCTAACATCGTAATCTTTTTTAAATGTGCTCAAAGTATAGTCTTTTTTATTTTGCACTGATTTATAAATTTTTTCTTCAATACCGCCTTTTGAGAATACCCAAAAAATAGTATTTTCTTTGCGTTCCATTGTTGTAAGTCTGTCTTTTGCCTGGAAGTAACTAACGGCCGAAAATGCGATATTAAAAAATACCAAATGCTCTGCTGCTTTTAGGCTGATCCCTTCGCGTCCGCTTACAATTTGCAAAGCGATATTTTTATCGGTTGTGTTAAACTCCTGTAGGTCCGTTGTTAAATTTGATCCAAATGTTGCCTTTAGCATTTCAAGCTCTGCAACAAAATTATAGAAAATAGCAATTTTTACGCCTTGAAACTTATTTTTTATGAATTGGGCCTTACTATCGTCAATAACTTGGGCGGTTCCGTCTTCAAATTTAATTGTTCCGCTAGACAATTGGTGTATTTTCTGTTGTAATTTAACTCCAGTGTCTGCAATTATTTGTTTGCCGGTAGTTGATGAGGTTACAACGAGATCACGTTTTAATTTATTAATGATTGTGTATGTTATTGGCTTCATTTCACACTCTAGGGCCATTTCGTTAACAGAAGTTGTAAATCCGGCCTCGGCTTGGGTAAATGTCAAAATATAGTGACGTATTAAATGCCAAAAATCTTTCCTTTTTGCGTTGGAGTAATCTTTAACCTGGGCGTAACCTAAATATTTCATTTTAATATCAACGTAATCGTTTGCCCATTTGTAAAAATTAGCGTGTTTAAATGGCGAATAATTGGATAAATTAAATATATGATAGTATTGTGAGTAACTCTCTGGAGTCGGTGTTCCGGATAACATAATCATTGGAATATTGCCAAACCTTTGCTTTACGTCTTTAAAATATTTGCTAGGCTTAGGATAGGACGAGTAACCGTGCACCTCATCAATTATAACTATGTCAAAATCGTTTGTAATTACTTTATGCAAGCTCTCGCGGTTTATTACTGTCAATTCAAATTTATTAGAATATCCAAAATTGTAATAGTCGTCAGTTACGCTTGAAAATGCTTTGATTTTTGTAATAAATAAAACGTTTTTGGCGTTTACTTTTTTACAAGTTTCTAACGCTGTCAATGATTTACCCGTTCTTACCTCCATAAATAAACAAACTAATTTTTTAGTCTGTAATATTTCGGCAGCATCATTTGAAATTCTATTTTGATAATCTCTTAATTGCTTCATAATTGTATAAATGAAAATATGTGTTCAATTATTGGAAGAGTCCAACCATCACCCAATAATGAGCCAGCTTTTGCCGTTGTCAAAATATCACAATAATTGTCTGGAAAACCTTGCAAACGACACATTTCAATTTTATTAACCGTTCTAACAATTTCGTTTTCATATTTTAAAAAATGCGCTTTCTCTTTTGTTAAGCAAGGAGCTTTCCCTTTTATATTGTAAATTCTATTTTGAATATAAGGCTGTATTCCGTTACTTTCTTTTGACGGATTAATTTGATAAGTTTTATGTTCATAAATAATATTAATAAATTCTCTAGAAGCTCTTTTTTTAATACTTTCTTGACTTGTTACCGCTCTACTTTCGCTTTCCAATAATGCCAAAGCCTTAATTCTCTCAACTTCTCCACTTGTAATAATATCCTTAAACATAATTCCCCTATCTTTTGGCTGAGGTATGTCTGTAACTAAATCAAACATTGTCGCTTTTGTTTTTATATTGCTCCAATAATATCGATCTCTTAATTGAGCGGTTACCAAAGAAGAGTTAATCCTAACCGGGTAAACTCCCAAAGCTCGGCTCATTATTCCAACGTCTAACTTCGAGGCACTTCCGACATTTTCTTGTAAAAACAAAACGTTTGGATTAAGTGATTTTATATGTTCTAATATTTCAATAAAGACAAAAAACAAACTCGACTTTTTACCATTAATTCCGGCACGCTTACCGGCAGCGCTTAAATCTTGACAAGGTGAGTCACTTAATACCAAATCAATTGTTTTCCAATCAATATTTCACTCTCGCCACTTGGTAACGTCTCCGACCTGGATTGTGTCTAAGAAGTGGTGCTGAGTTAATTCTATTGCATAAGGCTTAATCTCTGAGCTATAATATTTGTCAACTTTAATACCTACATTTTCAAGGGCTTGTCGCCCTGTATTCATTCCGTTAAATAAAGATAATACATTCATAATTAAAAAGCTATATCGTCGTTAATTTCTAATTCATTTTTAAATCCATTGATTGAGAATTTTCGAATACCTCCGTTTGTGGTGTCTTCGCGTTTCCATTGCTTAAATTCAAAATAAGTTCCTAACCAACGGCCAAACCAACTGACGTTCATATTTCGAGGCATCTCTCTGACTCCATCTGCATAAGATTGCATTATTTCTTTTGTAGTATAAAAATAATCATTTTGCCATAAAAATTCATTCTCACAAAAGTCGTAAAAATCCTCGCAAGTATTGGCAATTAATTTTTTGGTTTTACCGGTTTTAAGTTCTGAGTAAATCAATCCATTTTTAAAGTATTTTTGAATGTTTGAAATCATATAATTAAAAAAGGCGTTCCACTCACACTCATTCCATCCGTCAAAAAACATTTTGCCAAATTCATTAACCGGCTTATATTTTTTTGAGTAATGTCTGAATAGTTCAATTTCAATTTTACGCGCGTCGTGAGAGTCTCCAACACCGGACAAAATATAATTGGAAGTAAACAATATCTTAGGGCTTTTAACAAAAGGGATCTCAATAGGTTGAAGGTTCTTTTTGTTTAAAGTTAAATTCCCTGTAATAATACTAAATAGCGTCTCAAATTTAAACGAACGCTCCAT